AAGACATTGTGCTACTGGCATTGCCATTGCTGTATTATTCAGGCAGCTTGTCCTCAATTTCAGCTCAACCTGAAGGCGACGTCAACGGAAAGACTCAGAAGCATTTCACATGAATTCAGAATTCATACTATTTCTACGTTCGTGTGTGGATAGAAGAAAGATTCTCGCGTTCTCATGCGCGTGCGCGAGTATTCTCATGTGTATTCTTTAATTTCTCATAAAACGTCAAAAAGGGGAGTTGTGATAAAGCCTCAACGCCGAGAGAGATCGCAATAACGTTAATGTCCGCGAGTCGTAGACGAAAGGATTTGGGAATGCGTCCCGCTCTCTTTAGTGCGGTGCATTCGCGAAGAAGGCGCTCATACTGTTCCTCCGTCTTAAGATCAACGTCTACTCTTACTTCTTTACGAGTTCTTTTCAAACTGACATAACTCCTTATGCTCTTTAAAGCAGCAGCGGCACTTCCATGGCTGCGGTTTTATGACAAGTTTCGGGTCTTTGATTGCATGAAGTGCGCGAAGAATGTTCTCCTCCGTCTGATGCGGATAATACTCAACACGCCACCAGCCCACAAGCCTGAATGTGTTGCGATCCCAATACTGAACGGCGTTGTAACGATTCATGACTCCGGCGAGTTCCTGCACGATGGGCTCTAAGACGAAGGAGTAGATTTGCGACTGAAACTTAGCGAGAGGGAGCTTGAACCGTTCAATGAAATACTTATCGGGGTTAACAGGGTCCCGCGCCTCAATCGTCTTATTCTCGATTACGCTTACAAGAAAATCGGGGAAGATTTGAAGATCGTCCGGGTGCGTCGTTAGATCACAGTAAAGCTCAGTATCTTCAATCTTGCGAGTAAAGCCGAGTTCTGCATTGTTGTGTTTTCCTAGAAGCTCCATGAACTCTTCCTCCCACGGAAACCGTCTACCCATTGACTCTTCCAGAACTTTGTGCAGCATCGTGCCTACTTCGCAGACTTCCTTTGGTTCTTCCTCTTCTGGTATTAGGCCTAATGCTGCGTGTCTGAACTGCTCTGCACACCAGAACCATTTTGCCATTGTGCTGCCGCGAATGCGTTTCGGGAAGTCGCTTAACGGGTATTCAGGTTTCCGTAGGCGGAAGCGAAGCAAGGGTTTTACGCCTCAAGATTTTCTGTCTTAAACTCACGAACGCGGTAATCGCAGGCGAATGTGCCCTTCTTAGTCTTGATCTTCTGCTTCATGTTTGCGATAGCGAATATTCTGCCCGTCAGCGGTCTTCTTTCATTCATTAGTCGCCACAATCCCGCGTGGCGCTTAAGATTCATCGCCGCCTTTGCGCCTTTCTTGACCTTTACCGGCTTCTTTGTCTGTCCGTCCCAGCCCTCATGATCTTTGAGTAATTCAAGTTCCGCGTATGCTATCTCCTTTCCGTCTTTCCTTATTTTCTCAGCGGGTTCGCCTGTGAATTTCACGAAGATTATTTCCCCGGTCTGCACACTCACTGACGGCTCATTTCCGAATCCCGGACTTTCAGTCTCCATCTCTTCCATTAACTGCTCCGGGTCTTCCATTGCTTCGTCTACGCTCCACGGTTTTTCCTCTTTCGCGAGTCTTCTAAACCAATATCTTTTGTTCATTTTTTTTCCTCCTTTTGTGTTAACGTGATTATGGAACTCCAGCCTCCAGCCCGCCTTCAACGTATGTGATAAGCGGGTAAGGACGCAAACTTTCTCGCTGTGTGTGCGTCAACTTCACCTTGAGCTTAAGTTGATAACTCCCGTATTTCGTGCTCAGGTGATTGACGCCACTCCCGCTCGTGAAGTTCGTGATCTTAAGCAAAATGCGCTTTTTGCAGCCTAAGTTCAGACTTATCGTGCCAACGCTTACTGCTTCACCACGATCTCCACGGTCTACGGTTGGCGTATGAGAAACGGCATCGCCGTCCGTCCATGCGCTCCCCGCCGTGCCCCAAGCTGTTCCGCCTGTTCCCCACGTGCCAATCGCGCTCCACGCGGCAGCTTTCCAGCCGTAAACTTCAATCTTGTCAATATCGTCTCCGCACTGAATTTCGATTATGGCGTCCTGCGCAGCGTTCTTGTAATTGTCAACGTAAAGTTGGTAATCCATGATAAGGGCGCTTGTGTAAGTTTTGCCGTGTTTTCCAAAGTGCGGGTCGACATATGAGAACTTTGCGCGGTAATCAAGATCATGAAGATACATCTGATCTATGTTAAGTCTCGTAAGAGCGACCGCGGGCTGAAAGCGTAAGATCATCTCATAATCCGTGAGCGTTCCAACGTTCTCTTCATCTATCTTTCTGAGATTCACAACTTTGCCGAATCCGAGTAAGTCCGCACGCTGATCTGAAAGGTCAATGAAGACGATTAATCCGTGAGAGCGAATATTGTTAAGAGATTCAATGGAGTCTTGCGTGGGGTCAATAAGTTCGCCCTCTATACGCCACTCATGTTGTTCGTTGATTAAGTTCTGATTATAAACGCCAAGAGCGCCTACTGGAGACACATCAATGAAGGTCTTTTTCTCAATTTGCTCGATTGTTGTGATTATTCCAAGATCAATATTCTCAATCTTCGCCATTTTAATCACTCATGAATGTGCTGACTATGTCCCCAACCGACAACCCACGTTTTAACGTCAAGTGTACGACCTATCGAATAGTCGATTATGCACTGCAGTGTTAAATTCCAACCTTTCAAATTTTTCGGTATGGTGAAGAACATATTTCCGCCATGGTTTATGTGCGAACTTTGCGGTAACACAATTTTTGGACAGTATGAATATCCAGCATCCGTTGGATAATAGACGGTTGTCTCTCCCGCCTTAGTTGCTTTAATTCGACCAAAGATGTAGTCCGGATTATCTGTCTTTTCTGAGTCGCCAACAACATTTGCTTCCACAAAGAACGCTTCGTGATCTATATCTGGTACCGCAATAGTATTACAGTCTGTCCAACTTCCTTGATTAATCGTAGTTGTGGAAGTGGTTCCGCTATTCGTACAAGCGACCGTTCCCGCTATTGATATTGCCGCTTTTTGTTGACTGAAAATCACGTCGTCTATGTATGATATTGACGCTGCTGTTGGCTCATAAATGAACAAGTCTAATTTGGCGTAGGCGGCATCCATCGGAGATAACAAAACCTCGTTTTTGGGTGTCCAAACGGTAGGTGTGCCCAATGATGCAAGATCATTATATGGCGTCATGGCGGATGCCGTTCTATCGCGCTTGTACCATTTCACCCTGTAAACTACAGACCAGCCGTTTGCCCATTTGTACGTTAGACCACAATAATATCTGGTGCTCGGTCGGACCTGAATGAAATCGGTTTTAATTCCGCCATTGTGTCCCGCTCCCGCCTGAAGCCAAAACTTGATGCACTTGCCGCCTTTGTAAGAATCCGTCTCAATTAACACTGGTCTATCATTCGTTGAGCCATAAGCTGTCCAGAAGTCAGGCACATCGTCAGAATCATTGTCGCGTTCAAAGTCGCCGTTTGGAATCAAGTTCTCCGCTTGCGCTGTTGCTGGCACTAACACCTTTTTGATTGCAATCTTATCACTGTATGTTCCTGCAAAGTCGCCAACGTTGACTTTGTATCCGTCCACCCATACGGTTCCTTGCGGATAATCTTCAAATTCTCCTGCACGATACCAACTGAACGTCGGGCAAACGTAGGCACAGTCAGCGGGCAGATCAACGCTCGGCGCGATCGTTTTCACATATTTAATCCACCGATTAAGTCTTGGTGCTTCAGAGATTATCTTCCAGTCAATCCTTGCCGGTGAACATGGGGTTGTTTTGTCGGCTTTGTAAAGATCAAGTTGCAGGAAAAAGTTGCCCGTCACGAAGCTGACAAAGTACAGCCATGCCGAAAGCGTTAACTTGTCCCAGAAATTCTTTGTGCCTCTTACGTCAATTAAGTCCGTGTATTCATAAGCGTCTGGATGCGTTCCGACAACGTATCCGCTTGCTGAGAGCAAACATGCGAATCTTCCGAATTTCGCATAAGCCTCGGATTGTACGCTGTCCCCACCCCATCCACCCTCTTCAAAACTACCGTTGAAAACAAGATTTTCTGATGTGATACGGTCGGTTTCCGTGTAATTCGTCACCATATCACGGAAGAAGACGAATTTTCTGCATTTGACTTCTATCTCAACGTTTTTGGCTTCAGCTTGACGCTCATAACAGAGATAAACGCTGCATATCTCATCATCTTCATCTAAACCCCACGCTCTCTTGATATACTTCTGGAAGTCAAGATTGTACGTTCTCCAAGTATTCAAAGTCAATTGGTCAACCTTGAATTCCACAACGTCATTGCCCGTGAACACAATATCTCCATCTTCTGGAATGTCTCCGCTATCCATTTGCTGTTGCGGAAGAGTGTCGTAGATATCAAGTTCAACGTATCTTTTGTCGCCGACCGTGGCTTTCATAATCTCGATCACTATGGCAATACGGAAGGTCGCCAATGGATCGGCGTTTATTAATGTGATCTTGAGTTCCGCGTCTAATCGCAAAGCACGCGGCACGCTCATTGGCGTTTTGTTCGGACTCGTAAGCAGTCCGTTATGGTCCCACCAATGACCGATTGCCACGTTGCCCGCTCGCGTTTCTGTCGCTAGAATCTTGAAATATCTCGTCACTATGTCTGTGCCGTCTTCAGTTCCGAAAGTCATGCTCTTAGTGCAGTTCCAGTCAGCAGGGAACTTTGTGTCAAACCAATATGCGTCATGGGGCGGGTCAAGTTCAAAATATCCGTCTTTATTGAGAACTTCGAGACTCGAATAATATGTCTCATTCCATTCCGCTACTGGCGTTCCTTGCTCCGTCGTACTGTATTCGCCCGTTCGACCTTTTAGATCATTTACGACGCCTTCACCGGGCTCAACAAGATATTCCGCATTAGACGTTATGTGCGTTAAGGTGCAAATCTTGATGAACGTTGATTCTCCTTTGGCTTTGTTAAACTTTTTCTCAATCTCCATAATGCGGTAATTCCCGGCAACACCAACTTCGCTGTCTTCCACGTATATGGTGTCGTAAACGTCATAAGCCAAACCAACAAACGTATCTATTACGTCCATCACTCCAAACTCAACGTTATTCTGTGCGTCATCCAGATACGCTTGAGCTGCTAACGTACATGTTGCGTCAACGACTAGGCTTTTTCTGTTCAGTGTTTTTTCAGGTGATCCAACGGCTCCTCCCGCAATGCCGTAATTCATGTAGTCGCCCTGTCCTTTTCCGATCACGACTGCGCGGGTTATCTTATTGTTGATGTTTACGGTGTGCGGGTCAACCCATTGCTTCAGTAACTCACCTTTCCTGAAGATAATGCTCGCATGAAGATCACTTCCGCACGCTGCTTTGAAGTCCAATGTTCCCGCTGGTGTAAGTTTAGTTTCGTATCCCGTGACGAAAATAATCTCCTCAAGCGTCTTTAAACGATCAAAACGTGATTCATTATCGCTTCCGTATTCCATTGTGATTGTGGGACCGGGAGAGATTGTTCCGGGCGTTATATCTGTTCCTGTTCCTATCTGATTGCTGATTTGCGTTCCGGCTGCAACGTTCGTCTCTATTCGATTCGCACATTTCAAAGTTTTTAGGCTGTGATATTGGGTAACGCACCCGAGTTCTAATGACGTTCCCTGCTTTCTGATTCGCTTGATCTTGCCTTTATGATAAAGCGCTCCGTCACGGTAAATCTCAAGCCACGAATCAATAGTTATGGCGTCGCCCGCATCCGCTAAAACTACGGTGAACTCTTGCGGTTTCATAACGTAACTTTTAACGAGCGAAAGTTCTATTACTGTTGGATATTCCACGCCCCCTATTTTTACCGTGTATCCAACCATCTGTGAGGAACTACTTCCGCCGCCACCTCCGGTGCTAAAATCGTCTAAAGAAAAATCCGCAGAGTCAAAGTCCGCTGACGTACTCAAACCTCCTAAATGAACGAAGTTCCATATTGTTGAGTATTCCAATAGTAGAATTTGATCTCTTTTTCCACGCTTTCATTAGTCACGAAGTACACATACGCCAAGTTTCCAAGTCCGCCACTTGCCGGCAGATTAGTCGTGATTTGTCCTTGATAGACGTCACCAGACCAGAATGTAACGTTTACACCCGGCGTTAGTTCGGCTCTCAATTTCTTCTCAGCTCCTGCACTAAACGTTCCAAGACTCAACAATGTTTCTGACGCGCCGTTTCTTACGCACCCGTAAAGCGTATTATTGACAACCTTGAATCCGAGAAAAGAGTTGTCTTCAGCCCATCCAGTTCCAAAGTAAAGCGTCTGCAATGTATTTGCCATTAATGTTACAAAGATTTCTACGGAAGCACGATTCGTCCAATTTCCCATCAGATCGGTTACGCTGCAAATCTTTCTTATTCTCGCGTAATTGCCACTTACGGCTCCGGTCTTAACGTCCAAGTATCCATCAGTGCTTAATGTAGCAGACCCGCCAGAGTGTTGTTGCAGCCAGCCGTCTATGCTCTCGAAGAATGTTATCCATTTGCTTAGTTTTGTCGGTCCACGCTGATAACCTTCATATTCAAGATGTCCGCCGGTTGACTTCCAAAGTCTCGCACAGTTAGCGCCCACTCTGCAGTTCTTAAGTTTTCCGTAACCGCCCGCTGCCAACATTCCGTAGTTTGTTGCGATGCCGGGATCGAAGAGAATATTTCCAAAGCTGTTTGCTTCACCGTACATTATCAATCCCGGTTTGTCTGTACCTCCTTTCCATAGAAGATTGGTTCCTGAAACCTTCAAATGTCCCGAAGTCGAATTCATTTCGATGCAAGGATTATCACTGTTCGGTTGTTCAATCCAGATATTCTTTATCTCTCCTTGACCTCCTTCCAAACCTATTCCGCGAGCAGCCGTAGCAGCTCCAGCAGCTAATACTCCTCCTTGAATCTGCGCCCAGCAACTCTTCAAGTACAGTCCATAAGCCGTGTGATTGTAAATCCTAGGATTTTTGAAGATATTAGTTCCCCACGTGTCTTCGTAATATATTCCCGTCGGGCACGTTTCAACGGTTATGTCATTGAGAATGTTATCCTCCATTTTCACTAATGAAAGCCCGCGCGAAGTGAAGTTGTAGATATGCACCTTATCAACAATGTGAATGGGAACTGAGACGGTGGACTTCTCCATTATTATTCCCTTCGCAACGCTTGCTTGTCCGTCAAGTTTTAACTTTGAGACGGAGCATCTAACGTTATTGGGGTCAAATGTTATAGAGCCCTGTATTGTGGTAGAATGTACTCCTGCACCCTCCAGATTTATGAAGTCGTGATTTAAAACGACGTTGCCCGGAAAAGTTCCATCTCTCAACTCTATTGTTTCACCGCTTGCTGGAGATGCTGCGATTACTGCAGCCATGAGCGTCGCGAATGAGGCATTATGATAACTGACTACGCCTGACAGACCGTTAACCGCTTCGTATTCACTCTCGTTATAGTCAACGATATACTTTGGTCCCTTCATCAAAGCATGAGCTAATAGTGCGTTCCATTCCGTCTTTGTCAATGTTGGTGGTATTGTTCTAATTTCATCAACCATTTTTATTTCATCCCTTTGTAATTAGATCATTATCAACTCGCTAACTTTCGAAGGATTTTTCGATAAACGTCATTTGTGATGCTCTCCGCATCAACTTCCTTCGTTATGTAATTATATTGCACTACGCTCGCACGCAGAGTTTTCGAGATAACCCGCTCTCGCGTCAAATCCGCCTGCGCACGCGTCAAGACCCGTTCGCCCTCATGAAGCAAATACGGTCGCGTCTCCGGCACGAAAGGAATACCGAACTGCCCGCCCGTTATTGATCTCCACCAATCCGCTATCGGCGTCCACCATTCTCCAAGTCCATGAGCGCCGAGTATTGTCTGACGCATCTCCGGCGTTGCCAGAGTCCACATTGCCTTTTCTTCAGGCGTAAGTTTCTCCGGCGGAGCTTTCGTGAAGAGTTCTGGGTGTAGAGTCTCCAAAACTTTCTCCGTAGCAATCGCCACGGTTATTGGTATTATGATTGGCGCGATGTTAGCAAGCATATCCAAGCCGCCTTTTGCGAGAACGGCAGCGCCGCCTATCTCCTGAATTTTGACGGCGATAAGCCCAATGTTCGCCGCAATTCCAACGGCACTCAGAGCCATCGTCAGATACCCCGCGTACAAGTCATTTTGAGCCTTTGTCGCGCCTTCCTGCGCTGTTTTCAGCCTACTATTCGCGGCTTCCAATTTACTTAAGGCATTAAGTGTATATGCGCTGTCAGCGCCGAAGTCTCGTAGATATTGATTGTAAAGCGCCTGATATTCTGCGACGTCTTTCTCCGCATCCGTAACGTCGCGTATTGCACGCTCTACGCGAATTTGCCCGACCTCATAAGCCTGCCAGATGTTCATTAAGCTCTGCCCTACGTGCCCGATGCTCTGCATAACGTGAAGGCTTTGCATCATCTCATAATTCTGGACGCGAGTGGTCATTCTGATTTCGTTCTGGGCTCGATTAAGCGATCGCGTCTCATCCGTGTTCTGCTTGATCGCCGCATTGAATTCTTTGACGGTTAACTCTCCGCCCTGAAAACTCTCCATTAACTGCCTCTGCGCGGCGATAACGTCTTCAGCGCCGAAAACTCTGTACTCTGTGATTAACTGAAACGGACTGCTCATTATTGAAGCAACCTCCGTTGCAAGTCTGAAAGTTTAATCATCATTTCATTGAAGTTCACCCATACGAAGGGCATCCAATACGGCTGTGCACGCTGATTAACGGTGCCGAACTCTGGGAACCCGGCGTAAGGGGATGAAACGACGCCCTCCACCATCAAGTTCTCTTCATCAATGAAGCCTATTCTTATGGTGTCTGCGAGAGCCCACCCACGCGCCTCTGTCTCCGTTCGCGCGGCATCCACCGTTTTCTGCATGGCGTCAAGTATGATGCGCATGATTTCAGATTTGAACGTCTCATTTACTTTATTGAGCGCGCCGACTAACTCCGTCACGCCGCTAAGTTTTACCTGAATCACTTTCCACATCTTCCGTTATGAGTATTAACTCGATTATGACGTCTCGAAAGAGCATCTGATTTATCTCTTCAAACGTCCAACCGTTCTTTCTTGCGAGATTATGCCTAACAATAAAGGGGTTAAACGTGGTCTTCGTCGGTTTTGATATGATGTTGATGACTCTTTGAATTCTCTTTGTGTTGACCTTTACGCCTCTGTATCTGAGGATGGTTTCGGCGATGACACTAAAGGGACCGCGTTAAGGGTTATTGACGCTATGTACAATTCATTCCCTTCCGCTTCCGTTAAGTTCTCAAACTCTGCGTCCGTCATTTTCGGCTCCACAATCATTCTGCGTAGTCTTGCGAATCTGCTTTTTTTGACGCTTATCTTTGACATAAGCGTCTCTTTGTCAATAGTCGTCGCTTCATCCAAAACGTCGCAGACCTCACCGAACGTCAACTCTCTGAATTTGTACGTCTTTCCACTCTTCGTCTTGTATTCTTTTGGCTCCATCGTGATCTCCTCTTAAGCTATCGTTGAGACGGCGAGACCTGAGAATTTGGCTGTCAAGTCCATACTGATAAGGTCTAACTCTCTATGCGGGCTTGCGTGCTCCGCCCATCTACCATTCGTCAGCGTCAAGAGTCGCCCTGTCGCGCCTGAGGGTATAGAGACCGTTGCGGTGAACTCTGTCGCGCTCAGAAGTTGCGTTAACTCTGTTGTGCTGTTAAAGTCAAGATTTACTCTCAATGAAAGCTCCGCGTCTCTCTCCACGAACGCCTTGTATAACTTTGCGTCTGCGGTTGATTTACCCTTTCTCTCAATAGTCCTTCTTCCGCTTAACGTCCAGTTATTGAGACGCTCTATGATACTTGATGCGGCGATCGTTATGTCGCAGTCTTCATGTTTTATGTATTCTGAGGTTGGGTTCGCTTGTCTTGTGGCGCTCCCTGAGACGTAGTCCGTTGTGCCGAAAGAGTCAATTTGACTCAACACGTTTATTCTTGCCTTTAGCGGATTGTCAAGTTCTCCGCTAATCTCAAATCCTGTGAGCTTGCAGCCCTTCAGAAGCCAGTATTCGTCCGTCGTCAAGTCCAACTTCGCGCCTATTGAGAGAGATTTCAGTCTTTTGTCGAAATTGAAAGTCGCGCCGTATGCTGAGTTCGTGCAGATAAAGTAGAAGATGTCTGTCCACTCGAACGCCGGAGACCCCTGCTTTGCGAGCATTTCTAACTCGATAAGCGCCTCCGCGTATTTCTTGACTTCCGTGTATGAAGAGGGCAGTTGTCTTCCAACACCTATCTTCGGTTTCTGTATCGGTCTATGTTTTGGGTCAAAGTTGTTAACGAGCCACATTGGTTTCCATGTGCCTGTCGTCGGCGTTGTGCCGAACGTCGCCTCCTCTATGAAGAGGCATTCTGTAACATCATATCCTGCTCGATATTCTGTCATGTTTTTTTCTCCATTTTTGTTACCGTAATTTAAGGATACGAATATGAACAGTGAACGTTCATAATCGTCTGCAAATACGGGGCGGGGTCAAGATGCACCTCTCCGCCACGATACATGAAACGAATATCAGGAACCGCTTTACGATTCGCTTGAACAATCTCTCTTATGTTTTGAATAACGCTCTGTCTCAGTACGAATGCGTCTTCCTTTTCCGCGTCTGTCTTCGGCTGCGGATTCATCCATATTTGAACTTGCAGAACTTCGCGATAATGCGTCTTCGCCTGCGTTTGATGAATAACGGGAGTCGCGGACTTATGTATCTCGACGCTTATGTCACAGAGATAAAAGCGCTCCTGAAGATTAATCGGTTCGCCTATGAGAAACCGTATCTTCTTTTCTCCCATTGCGAGAGTCCAGTTATCTGCAAGTAGGTCTCTGAGAGTTATTGCCGGGTCATTCACTTTGAACAGCTCCTTTCTTGAACGTTGTGTTTATGTATGTGTTAATCTTGTCTTTTGACAAGTCTTCATACGGGCTAATTTCTCCGGTGGCGTTGTGTCGTTTGTGATAAATCGCTGCGCCGAGATCAGCGGTTGCGAACTTTATTATCTTTGGAACGGGCGTGAGCGGCGTTGTCGTGAATTCTGAGAGAATTTGATCCACAACGGACTGCGCCTCTTCAATTATGTCGGTAAGTTCCTCATCATACTGAGTGTCATCTTCGCGCATTTTTAGTCGCTTCTTCAAGTCTTTTATTGTGCAGTAACTCATGCGTATTCCTCTCTGAATATTATCTCGAAGTCACCTTTAGTTGGAAAACTTTGCTTTTTTCCGTCTCCAAAGGTGATCTCAAACTCTCCATGACACATACCGCTGTAATTCGTATCTCCTGACGCCCAATCATAACGCACCTGCCCGGCGGTGGGAGGCGTAATAATAGTCGCGTCTTTGTTGATTATCGCCGTTTCATTTTGTCTCATGTGAAACTTCGCGCTGCAGCCGGTCAAGTCCACGACCGTCCCATCCGCATTCTTCAACGTAGCAAGAATGGATGGGCGCAAATCGTTTTTTACCATCTCGAATTTAGTCAAGATTCATCTCCCCGTCATTTCCGATTAACGTAATGTTGCTCAACGTTCCGATAAGCGTCTGAGGATTATCTGCAATGAAGGTAACACCAGTCAATGTTCCAATGAGTTTCTGCGGATTGTTTCCGCCTATTAACGTAACCGTTTTTGAGACTATGACGCCCCAGCCTGAAAGCCAGTGAGTCTTAAGCATGATTGTTGGCAAGAATTCAACCTCCTTTTTCGTAAGAAGAGTTAAAACTTTGATTGACGCATAAATGAGTGAGGCGGGTATACGGGGAAGATAACATAATCTCCATAAACCAGAAGTTTTCTTCGTGTACTCGCTTCTCGTTCTTCAAGTTCAATCACCCACTCAAACTCATGATTATCTTATTTTCCGGGTCCGTAGTCTTCAAGTTGATTGCGGGCTGCCCGAGATTCAGGAAAATCGGCACTGCTTGTGCAAGCTTGATAAAAAGGTTAGTTGTCGCTGTTGGAGTTAGAATGCTTACGTATGTTTGATAACCTGCTTTCGAGATCGTGAGAGTATGAGGGCTATAATCCTGCAACGTACTTCCGTGAGTGCCATCATAATATCCTCTGCTCACAATCTGTGTGACGATATCGCCGTTTACGTCTGTCGTAACGCTGAAGATTTGCGTTCCATTCTTATCTTTCAAGGTTACTGTCGCGCTACTTATCGCAACTCCATTCTTGTCCTTTAGATTTACGTTGAAGGTATATTGTCGATTGACCTTAGCATTATTAGAGTTATAGAAAAAGAGAATCCACGAACTTATCGTACAGTCTATCAAGTAGTTTTCTTGAGCGGAGTTTACGATGCTAATCGCATAACTGTTGAAGTCGCTAATAGCACAATTTCGCAACGTTACTGAGATGTCGCCGATTCTGACGCCCTTATCGCTCCCGAAAGCGTTCACAGTGTTAAAAGTATTGCCTGCAGTGAATACCTGCAAGCTGTACATAGGGTTTGCTCCTTTGAGAAAGTTGCCTTGAAGATTGAAAACATCTACGCCTGTGTTTACGCTTAGAGTCACGCATCCGACGAGAAGGCAGTTCCAGATGTTTGTGCCAGCCCAAATTTCGATCCCGAAGCTTACAAAAGGAGCGTAAAAACTACAGCTATACAGGTTAATGATTCCAAGACCTGCCCATTGGCTCGTCATGAAGCCTGCAGGCGTCGTATCTTCTAGAGTTATGAAGCAGCAGCCGTTAGCGGTATGTTTCAGGGTCGCGTCAATTACTGTCCCAAAAGTCGCCGTAGCAGCTGTTCTTACGAGCATCCAGGCTCCGGCAGACCACCACCCCTTATTTATGATGATAAGCTTGTTCGTATCTATGAGATATGTCGTTGTTGAATTGTCGCCTACATAGAGGCGAACGTCGAATGCGAAAGTGTTCGTGCCTAGCTTCCAGATGACGCCCCACTGGCTTTGCGTGATTTCAACAGTGTACGTTCCTGTACAGTCGATGCCGCCCGCGTCAATGCTTGAATACCAGAGTGCCGAAACCAGCGTGCCGTTGCCTGCGACCGCAATTAGTTCGGACTGTGCTCCGCCATCCTTGTCCTTCCCTGTTAGTGTTATGTTGCCGGCGCCACTGAAGCTTGTAATAATGAGATTTATTTTTAGTGCTACCTTCTCCGTCGGACGAATCGCTCTTGTCAAACTCAGGTCTAGAGCTGCTGCGGTAGGAGCCAGAAGCTGGAGCGTTCCTGCTTTATCGGCGTTCCACATATCAAGAAAAGTAATCGGTGCGCCGAGAGTTCCGCCTGTCATGTTTATGCGGTTATTCGCGACATCGTACGTAAACGTGCCTGTCAACGAGTTACACCTGGACCCATTTCTCTATGCTCTTTGTTTCGGAGACTGTTTTCTTTTGCCAATGTTCAACGACTGTTCCAGACCACGTTTCCTGCTGGTTCATCCACGTTTGAATTTGGGCTATGAGATTCTTCGCTTGCTGCTTGGTTGCCGCATCTAGCTTGATTTTGTACATGTCAACGCCGTTCGAATCATAATAAGTAACGTACCAGTCTGTGCCGTCGCTTACGGCTTCAAAGTTCATATCCCAACCGAATACCAGATTTCGCTTAACTGTTTTGCTGACTGCTGCCATATTTAACTCCTCACAATGTTGATGTGTGTCGCGTCTGGATAGGAGAGAGTTAACGTGAACAAAACTGCAGGCACCGCGTCCCTGAAGACGATTGTTGCCACTGTGCCATCAGCGTTAAGAGTCAAATTAACTTCATTCACTTTCTTTGTAGTGGGAGGATCAACTAAACCGCGAAGCATGTCAGCAACGGTGGCGGTTGGAAGACTTGAAACGCCAATTTTGCCGTTCGCATCGATGACTAACATTCTCCCTACAGTTGTAGGGTCAGCAATAGACATTACTTCGCTATGAACCTCAACTCCGTCTACAGTGTCCTTGATTGTTCTCAGCTTTTTACCGGGACCGTCAGGCGGTGCTTGAACATAACCTTCAGACATCTGGTTCTTTCGCTCCTTTTTGTGATCTTAGTTCGAGATAAACTCCATGATCGTACCCAATCTCTTGAGTATACAATCTTTGATGAGCGCATGTTTACGCTCCTTATGAATCAATATCGTGTAAATTGAGACGGGAATGCACGCCGGGAGTTCGCCCGTATATGCGCGTCGTGTTCTGCAGGTGCGACAAGTAGCGTGTCCCCGCCTAAGTTTATGCGGGCAAACGTCATGACAGTCATTATGCGGGTCCGGCGGCTTAGGGAAAAGCCACGACTGCCACCACTGCCCGCTCTCATCACGGTAAAGATATGAATATTGTGTAATCTTGATTAATGAAGAAAAAGAAGGGGATTGAGTCTCTGTCTGAACTTGCACGTCTAATGATCTCCTCTCGCGACAGCGTTTGCGTCAAGTATTCCCATGCCGACTCGTTCACGACCGGAGATGCCGACCATAAAGTTCGCACGGTCTTCCCAGGGTTGCGTCATAATGTCTTGACGTAATAGCAGAACACCCGCTCTAGCGGGGTCTATCCAGACGACTTTGTTACATAGACTGCATGTTATGAACTTGATTCCTAGTTGCGTGTGATATACGACGCCTTGTCTCCAGTCCTGAGCTTGATTGTACAGTGAACTCATGAACTCTGCAACGTTTAGCAGATTCAAAAGTTCGTCAGAATTGCCTATTATTACGCTCGGCGCTCTGTTTACTTTTCTCATAGCTTTTATGCCGGTGACTATTTGTGCCCAAGTTATGGCGCCGTCCGTTACCGTCATCTCAGCGCCGCCAGCCAAGTCTCCTGCTACAATCGCTTCAAGCAATGTGATAACGTCTGTGTTTTCCTTCTTCGCGATGTCCTGACCCAAAATGTTTGCATAGAAACCTGTGATATCCCAACTAACGTCTTCTGCGAAGTCTTGATTCCACTCTTGTTTTGTCGTGTAAGTCTTGTTTGGCGTGATGTCAACATTCGTTACTTTAGGCCCGAGAGCCATAACGTTGCCGGAGTTATCGAAAACGTAACCCGTAGCTTTCTGCTTATAGAATCTTTCAGCGGCTTTCGTTGTTCTCACAACGGAAAGAACTTCACGACTGATTTGCGCTGGGTACGCTGCTTGTATTACTTGTGTCTGCATTCCACCGAGAGCCAAAGCAACGTCTGCGAAAAGACCCTCGTTAATCCCGCCTCTAATGATAGGATGCTGTCCATAAGTCTCGCAGAGTCTCTTCCATTCAGAGGGACCCAAAGCCGGGTCTTTCTCGATCGCTTCTTTCAGATTCAAAAATGCTTGTCTCATTGCCATCGCCTACAGGATAAGGAGCGCTGTGTCGCCTGAGGGTCCTGTCTGCATTGATCTACCTATAATCGCGCCTATAGTGTTGCCATCGCAAGCGTGTCCCCATGCGTCTGAGATGAAAGTCTTGCCCGCTGTTACGCCGCCGTTGCCGATCAGACCCTTGAAAACTCCTTTGAAGCCTACTGAAACCTTTTCGCCAACTGCGCCTGTCCCGCCGTCCTTATATGCGACGACGATACCGTTCGCGATTACGCTTGCGGCACCCGCGGGGCAAACAGAAGGCAAAGTTCCAGCGACATCCGTAAGAGCAACAAGCTGCCCTTTCACAACGGCAGCAGTCACGACAGTGCAATCAATGATTGTAGCCCTGGTGAGGTCTAAGCACTCACCCGTTTCCAAGCCGGGAAATTGATCTGTCATTTTAGTTTATTCTCCACACTTCTTTCTGCACTTTCGCCAATTCATCTTGGCTACTAATGCTCACTCTTTTACGAATGAGTATGCTCTCGAATGACGCTCTGAATTTCTTGAACGAATCGTCTAGGCCCGGGAGTCCAGCAGCCCAGAACTTGCACAGATGGGAGTTTTGATTCTACTGCATTAACGAATTCGTGCATTCTCGCATCCGCAAGCTGTTGCGTCTGTGTTTTCACAATATTTGCTTCCGCAAGTGCCGCCTTTGTGTCAATAACTTCTTTACGCGCCGCGACAAGTTCCTTCTGAGAGTCCGCTTCACCAATTATCTGCCCCATGTAGATTTCTAGAGCTTCAATCTCAGAGTGATTTGTCTCCATTTCCGCCCGCAATGTACGGGCTTCCTCATCTGAGACTGCCGACGCGAGTGCTTTAGGCCATAGTTTGTCATTGATCTCCTGTTCTCGATTTGACAGTTCTGCGAGTCTGGCTTTGACTTGGTCAAGAGACATGGCGTTTTTCTTCGCCAAGTTAAAGACGTCAACGCCTTTCTTCGTCGCTTCCTTCATCAACTCAATTATGTTTTTATCCATTTTTTTCACTTCATTATTTTGTACATGTGATTCTTGAACGGGCTTATACTCAGGGTTCTCCTTTTCCAAAATGCCCTCTAATTTCTTACGGATGGCGTCCTTTTCCGTAGCGGGAATATCTTCAGTTTGATCTAATCTTGCGAGAGCGTTTCGCACATGCGGTAGGCTTATTGACCCGTCCGCATTTTTGTAAGGAAGTTTCCGCAAACTCTTATTCCCGTCTTTACCCTTCGCATCTTCAGGGACCCACATGAAGCAACTATCTGGAAAACTTGCGTCGCCGAAGCCCTCCTGCAACGTTAACGCACGCTGAAGAGATTCAAGCATCTCCGCGAAGGCGTTTGGGTCCCCCGGCGTCATTTTCTCGTCAAGAACAGAGATGCCGTTAAACTCAAAACCGTAGGGCACGATTCCAATTTCCCCCGTCGGAATTTGAACGACACGAATCCCGCCCTGATCTGGAATCAGCCAGTTAATGTCAACGCTGACGTTACCGTTAGTCTCAATAATCGTCTTAATCTGCTTGTCACATGTTCCCCAGAACTCTATCGCCTGCTCCGTCTCATTCCAAGCGGTCTTCGTTATGACGTTCACCGTTGGATTGGGATAATCCATTGAATGATCAATATCAAAGTGCTTGCCCACGAGCGTCGGTGCGGCTTTGATTAAATCCGCTTTTGCTTCAGTGTAATCTCTCGGCGGTTCGCCCGGGTGCCGCGTTATGACGGGGTGAAGTGCAAAACCGTGAACGTTAAAAGCGCCGTTTACGCCTTCAGTGAATTGTATTTTGCCGAGCGGCAGAAAGAGAGAAACTTTACCTTCCTTCGCCCGCGTTACTGCCGCCCAAGCTGCCTTAGCGCCATGAACGTCGCAGTTTTTCTCTCCTTTCTTTTCACACTGCTGATAGACGCTGTTAAAGACGCTCATCCACATTCTCTTTTCTTTGTCACTCAGACCTTTCGTCTGTTCAGGTAAATCTTCAATTTTTGAATACGGCATACTTTTCACCATGATGATAAAACTGAGTTAATTGGAAAGGTGTGATTCTTGTTTTTTCCACAAACCAAACGCTTACGTCTTCCACTATGTTGACGCTGCAAGAAACCTTTACAGTCTGTTTTTGGGCATTTTGGGTTCATGTCTCATACTCCCAATCAATTATCGTGACAAGAAAGTCCGCCGCCAGATGGGCAACTCTGCGGCAATCGTAAATGTAAATTTGCTTCAGCGCATCAAAAAGCTGCTGAACAGTCTTGAACTCCGTGCCCGTCAAGTCTTCTTTCTTAATGTCATTGAGCTTCATCAATCTGACGTTCGTGATCTTAACGGAGGTTAAGGGCATGCAGAAAGACGTCAGAAGGACACGATCTCCGGGCCTAAACTCTTTTGCTTTCTTGTCGCCCAAACGAAAGCTGCGAGTTTTCACCCTTGTATGAATTAGAGCACAATATTCTGGAAAGAAATCCAGTGTTTTTATGGGAAGTTCACGAATCTGCAGCGGAGCGCTTTCTTCAGTCTGCAAGTCTAGTACACATCGAGCAATTTGTTTAGTTGTGTAATTCTATTCTTCGTGGACTCAATTTCCTCTCTTATGAGAACCTTAATCTGGGCAATCTCATTTTTGAGAGAGGAGACTTTTTCATTTCTCTTTTTTAATTCAGACTCGTAATCCATCTGTTTTACACCCGGTTCCCAAAAAGAGGGAACTTCGTGGGCTTTTCACCCATTTGCCGACTTGCACGGCTCATCAGGGGTTTGTCTTCTACGCAGGTTTTGGTTTCTTGAACGCCGTTGGGAAGACTTGAGCCAAGACGGAGGCTAACAAATCAAGGAAGAATATGATGGCTGTTCCAATTATCCTCCATTCAGCCGTCGGTGCCATGTTGAATACTATCGCTATTGTGCCAAAGTAGTATGATGCGGTTTGGTAGAATTTGTTGATGTTGTATATCTCAGCAACTCCGTCAGCTTGGGCTCCGTATTTCGCAGTCAGGAACCCAAAGACGTTACGCAGCCAAATGAACCCTACCGATACCGAACCACCGAGAAGAGTTGTCTTCAAGAAAACGACAATTCCGTTGAACGGATAGGGAACAGAAGCTACGTTAATGACCTCTAACGCAGTGTAAACTCCAATTGTCACACCCGCCAATATCAAAAGTATTGTGGTGATGACAAGAAGTGCAGCTGCGAAGGTCTTAGGCTTCCAAAACAATTCACTCATTTTGTCTCGCACCTCCGTCTACATTTTTATGATTAAACAGAAAAATTTGAGACGCTGCGGGAATGAAGCCCAAAAGTCTTGGGAGGGAGAAAGGAGAAGCCTTCATTCTTGCACTCCCGCAGTTTCGTCCGTCTTACTTTGTGCTGGCGTCGCGCCCGTTTCGAGTTCCTTTTTCTCTAAGTTGACGCCCATTCCCATGAGAATATCGCGCCACTCCGGCGTTGTGATGCCTTTAAGTTCCCATGTTTTCTCAAGAATCGGCAAGAGAACTTCAGATTTCGGCTTGTCGCCAAGTTGCCAATTCATACGAACCTGAGCTTTACTGGGATCAAGACCCTCCTCCTTGACCCACGCGTCAAAAATCCACGTTTCAGTCATTCTCTTCAAGTAACGCTGAGAGGAGACAACTCGTCGCTCTCCCATCATCATTGCCGCGTTTGCGGCTGCCTCGGTAAAGTTCGCTCCGCCGCCTAAGATCAACTTTGGATACGGCGTTCCGAGAGCAAGATAGAATGAGTTCCAAATCATTTCAGCGTAGAAGTCAAGCCCGCGCATACGTTCTGGGATAAGAGAGAGCACTTTAGCGTCAGGTTTGTTGATCGCCATTCGTGCGTTCTTGAGTGTCTGAATCTTCGTGTGATATTCTTTCAGTTTATCATCAGAAAGCCCGGGCAAAACCCATAACTCGTTGTATGAGGAGAACTTCTCAATCTGCTCCATCATTGCCTTCTGAATTCTGTTCTTAATCTCTGCGAATGCAGGGCGAGTTCCGCCTTCCACACTCATCGCTGTGCAGAGAGCTTGCAGAATTCCCACGCCAATAGGTGACCGCCCGATGCGATTGTAACAGAAAGGAATTATTGTGTCTGCAGCATAAGAGGCGCTTTCCGTTTGAACTGCTTTGAGACTCAAAGCCATCTCATCAAATTCAAAAGACTGAATCGTGCCCGGTAAAATACGAGCAAGAGTTTCGATCTTTACAGGGTTTTTCTTCCAGAGAAAAGAGTTTCCATATCCAGTTAAGTCTCTACTCACTTCTTGAAGTAACTCATCTATTCCGAAAAACTTGCACTTATCATCAACAACTTCTTTTGCCGTTCGCCCGTCTTGAGTTACGGTCTTATATTCTTGATTCATTGTGACCTGAAAGCCGTTGCCTGTAATGACGTCTGCGATAAAGTCAATTGCTGAGCGAATGTCCGGGTCGCCCATGAGTGTCTTATTCATATCTTGAAAGGTCGGGTCTGGGTAAACTTTGCCTCCGTAAGACTTCTCAGGGATAACGAGACTCCCGGGACCCTTGCCCGCTAGTGTCTTTAATCCTTCAAAAAGTTTCTGAAGATATGCGCTCACTCGGTTACTTCCTTTCGGGCTCATTTCCACTTTCGCGCGTTGCGCCAGTAACTTTCTTTATGCACTTTTAGAAGAAGTAAGAACGATAATTCTAAGGCGCATTTTGAGTTCTACTAACGTAAGGCGCGAGAGAACCTTTATTAAAGACGACGTAATAAAGAAAGTTAATAACCTAGTTGCATTGTGAGTTTCAGTTTGGAGACTTAAAGATGCCCACCTGCAAGAAGTGCAACAAAGACGCTGACTGGGTAAGCAAAACAGGATATTGCATGCGTTGCGCCCGCAGAGCATTACTACCTTATTTCGCATCACTCTTCATCTTCATCGTGTTGCTCATTGTAAGTTGGAAGGTCTTCTTTACGTGAGCGCGAGCCCATGTTCAAGCGCCGTGCCCGAGCAGTTAGCTTTTACGCACGCCGAGGCGTCTATGCTGCCGTTTTGAGCGGGGCAAAGAACGTTGAGTATAAGGCGGACACGATCTTCTGGCGCTCAAGACTACGGGGCAAAAATCCGCCCGTAACGGCGGTCTTCATCTGCGGGCGAAAGGTGTTAAGGCGGCGAATACAAAAAATCAGTTATGAGCGAACGCCGTCCGGACTTCAAGAAATCAAGACGCCGATGTGCTTCGCGTTGCATCTTGAAAGTTGAACCGCACATTCAAAAAGAGTATCGTGATCTTCCTTCGTTTCATAAGAGTATTAACATAGCACGACATCTTCACTCTAGCAAGGGCTTTTTTTGAAAAAACTTCTAGAATCCGCGAAAGCTGTGTGGTCATAATAAGTATTATCGCCACGCGAGGCAACATCGCGTAAGCGCTCGCGTACTCATGCACTTACGTAACCCTTACAACTTTTTTTGTATCGCTTCCGAGAAAAAGCAACGGGCTTGATAAAATTCTCTATGACCACAGAAGCACAAAAACTTGTTCAGAATAAAACAAGCTCCTTTCAAGACGAGAGATTACGGGACACTGGGCTTTTTGCAAACCCAATGTCGTCATTAAGAAGACGTTGAAAGCAGCACAACCTCTCATACAGATCACTATCTATTTTAGTAGTAGAGTGAGCGATATCGGCGCATTTTTCTGGCGTCTGACTGCTTAGGGTATAGCACACTCAACTTCTGAAACAGAGAGTAAACGGCACATAAGAGCTACGTTCGTTCAAGAGACGACGTTAGGCGAAGCTGGGCTTCAAAAAACCCCAGTGTCGTCAAGTTGATGCGTGCGCTTTACGGGTAAATCTCCACGGCAGATTCACCTATCTTAAGCCCGTTTAAAGTCCGGGATTCAACTCTGTCATCAAAATGAACTCTGTAATGCTTGACGGGCTTGTCTCCTCCAATGAATATGCCTAATATTTTGTTTTTATTCGTCATGGAATGCTTAACTTCCTGAGCGTAAATCGTCTTTCGTCTTCCAAGAATCTTCTTCGTTCATCAATCTCTTTCGCTGAGCGGCAATCGTCGCACAGCCATTGCCCTTTCTCAAAATGCAAGTTCTCTTTCGCGCCGCAGATCGCACAATGAGCCATTAATCTTCCTCTTCCTCAGGCTTAATGCCCGGCTTCCAGAGCTTGCGGGCGGTTGTGGGCTGGCGCTGCTTGAAGTGCTCTGAATGAGAGAACTTTGTCACGCGGCGCTTGTTAATCGCGGCGATTCTCTCTTGTCTTGCAACTCTTTCAATTTCCATTCTTACTTTCTGAACGCTCGCGCCTGACACGATGCCCTTTCTGGGCTCTGAGAAATCTTCAGGTTGAGGCGTTGGTGGTTCTGTACCCGCAGGTTTAGCCCGCACAATCATTGTTTCCTTCGGGGATGTGGGCTTGTGACGCTTGAGAAAAGCGCTTATTCTCTTGAGTAAGCCCGTTCTTACTCACCTCATAGAGCGGTAAATGATGTCGATTAACTCAATGCCCTCGCGTTCACAGTCGCGTATGATCTGCAAGAGTTTCCGCGGCGGGTAGAGGCGTTCGCAGTTCCCGCAGAGCTTCTTGACGCACACGCGATGAATCCAAACGTGCCCCATACCCGGAGCCGCCAATCGCCCTTTGCAGTCGCACTTATTCGCCGTGAGCCACCAGACCCTTCCGCAGTGTTCACAGGCGCCATAAATGAAGCCCATACTCTGAAGTTTTTTAACGGCGGCTTTGAGCGTCTCCTTACTGAACATCTCTGCGGCTTTCTCTTCGCCTGACATTAAGATGATGAGCGCACAGGTCTGAGTTTCCGTTATATACCCGATCGCCACGCTCATGCCCTCCTTAATGCCCTGAACTTCGCGAGCGCTCTGCAATCCTGTGGAAAGAAGTTCGTGGTCAGGCGGAGTTCTGCATAATAGAGATAATAACGAATTTCATCTCTTATTCTCATCTTACGCACCCGATCACAAAAAAAGAAGAGTGATTTCGCCCGAATTTCACGGGCTTTACGAGGGTGTTACGCTTACTCTTTCTTTCGCGAGTCAGGAATTTTCACCGTAACGGTCTGAGCGTCCAAGTCTGCGCTCTCAATGATGATCTTATGAGCGACGCCCTTCGTTAGGCCCAGTGCAGCCATAACGTCTTTGCCGAAGTGTAGGAACCCGTACTTGTTAATCTCGCCTGCAAATGGGAAAGTTGCAGACGCGGGCTCTACTTGCTCAGGGACCTCTGGAGCGCCCGGTGGAGCGGCGGACTCTGTTCGTTTCTTCTTAACCATAATTTCACCCCCCTTTTTTTCTTCAACTTTCTCTAAGCGTAAGCATGACGCGTGCGCCTTTCGCCCGTCTGGCAAGTTTCTAAGTTCTTGACCAGATTTTATGGCTTCTGAGCAAAAAGCGCACACGTAATGCCCGCTTCCCGCTTTTTCTCTCTTCTGTGGCACGCAAATCACAAAAGAGACTTAGACAGTGCTCTATTTAAATGTCAATTACAAGTTTTTCAATGATGGTCTGAAAAGAAACGCTTTGCGATCGCATTTCACAAGAATATACTTCAAAAGCGTTGCAATGAGTAAATCGTGGCAGCTTTGCGTTCCTTTGCAACTTTCACAAATGCTTTTATCTGCGGCAAACGGCAACTCAATAAGTAGTCCGCGGCGTTCTGAAACGGCTTTGAGGTAATACTTGCGCATGAACGTCAAGAGACAAGATGCCCGGAGCGATAAAAAGGTTAGAGTATCTTATGCCCCGGCAAGTTTTACGCCTACGATCGCGGCGATTATTACGAAAGTCCATTCAAGAACTTTGAAGAGTGCGTTCCGCGCCCAAGACGCCCAAGCTGAATCTTCCTCTTCGCGTTTCGGCTTAGGCATCTTGAACTTGCCGCTCAGATAATCCTCAACTGAGCGTAAGCGAGCGTCAATCTTCTCAATGCGTTTCAGAAGGTTAATCATTGAATTCACGACGGCGTCATTGTCTTCCCCATTTCCACCTCTCTTTTTCTTACTTCTTTGAAATCTTCTCATATCAACAATACACCTCCCGAAGTCCTTTCAATCGTTAAGGCATAAGTTAAAAGTGCAAGCGTATCGCTCAAATCATCCGTGCTGCCCGGGCCCGCTTGAATGCGGAAACGATCTGCAAGCACGATGCGCTGGAGATATTTGAATTCCTCTCGCATCTCATCATTGTCCTGAAAAACGATCTTTTCTGGGCCCTGCGTAACTCGTTCAATGAGGTTCTGATAAATCTTCATATCCGTATTCGTCCCGTAAACGAAGGGTCTTGCGGGTAAGCCCAAGTTCTGGAATCTCTGAAGCGTCGGCGTGATTAATCGCTCATCACCTAAGATATCCGTTACTCTGTAACGCTCACAATGATCTTGAACGTAGTCTTCAATATCCACAATGTTGATAAGCTCTCCTTTCTGCGGGTGCCAGACCTTCATTATGTCCACGACGACCTTATCGTTCGCTTCAAGATGCCCCATTGAGAATGCAAAGTTATCATGCTTAAGTCCGGCGTCAATGGCGATAACGTAATTTTTCTCCTTGTCTCTCGGCGGAACGTAGAACTGCTTTATGCAGCGTTCAACAATGCGCATATCAAAGAACGGGCTTACGACGTCTGCGAACTCTGCGCCGTATTCTCTCTTGAAACCCCAAGGGTCTCTCTGTTCCTCTTTTCGCAAGAAACTGTGATCTCGCGGGTAAAGCGGGTTAAGCACCCAAGTCGGCGCTTGAAATACAGCGCGAAAATTGTGTCGCCCTTGAGATGTAAGTCGTTGCAGAATCCACGGCTGAATTGGCGTTCCCGTCTCAAACATTTCATACGCTGCTCCGCTTCGCCCGGCGGGTGTACTGATTCCGATAAAGCGTCCGTCTTTGCCGAACGGGAGGAGACGCGGCATAAAGGCGTTAACGCACTGCTGCCCGCTTAAGTTGCCTTTCGTGTCTATGAAGTGGCAGAACTCATCGAATATCAACGTATAAATTTGATATCCGCGACCTCCACGACTGCTGCTTCCCTGAGCGCGAGTAATAATGCCGTCCGTGAATTCAATTTCATTCGAGCGTTCTGTGATGATGTAATCCGAAAGATACCAAGAGTTCTGCGCGAACCCAAGAATGTAATTGAGAATAACGCCTTTTGCAATGTCTTCTTTCGGCGCTATGTTCATGCAATAGATGTTCGTGCCGGGATTCAGATTATACTTGGTGCACGGGTCTTCGTTTTGAAGTAGAAGATAAACTCGCCAGAGCGTAAGTTCCGCCATTAACGTTGACTTGCCGCCCTTGCTCCCGCACATTACAAGCGTTTCAGGATATTTCGCAACTGCGCGCATTATCGCTTTCTGAATCTCGCTGGGGTCCCACTTAAGATTGAGAATCCACTTATGAAAAGCCACAGGGTCTATAAGCGTGGCTTCATACTCGATTTTGTTGAATCGCTTAAGGACTCTTCTACGTCGTGGATTCAACTTAAAACAACTTCTTTTGCTCTGTTGCTTTCTCTCTTGATTTTGTTAAACTTCTTTTGCATTCCATGCAATTATCAGGAGAGTTATCGTTTCCCGTCTCAAGCTCTCCAAAGAACAGCCAAGACATACAGAGAGACCTTACGCCGACGAAGTAATGCGCCTTTCTTGAATTACTCGGAAAACCCCAACCCTCTCTCTTCTTATCTTCTCCAGACATATTTTCGCATCCACCTGAATTTCCAATATAATGAGACGACGCCAAGACACAGCAGAAACGCCTCAAACGCGAACGTAAACCATGCGACCGTGATGAAGCCCACAACGGAGATTAACCCGTTCCCGACTATATGCAGAATTATCCCTTCAAGACTTGTGGACTCCATGTTATTGCGGCTCTCCCAATGTCTCTGTAATCTTGCAACTTCGCTGATGAAGAAACAAAAAGAGGCAATATTGAGTAGTAATGTGAAATCCACGCTTATTCCTCAGTCAATTTCTCCAACGGACTCTGCTTTTTCGGCTTTTCCTTTCGACGTTCTCTGCTGATGTATGAGATTCCCATTCTCGTCAAATACAAAACGAAGGTTCGTCTAAGCCCGTCAAGTTCGTTTTTCTCAGCAATTATCGCCGTATTCGCAAAGACTCTTTCATTAAGTCTTCGCATTCGTAACTCCATGAAGATCAATTCTCCGAGTAGAAGCTCCATCGCGGGCTCTTTCAGATACGGGTAAGCCTTAAGATACGTTTCTTTGCGCTTTTTGAAGTATTCTTTCTCTTTATCATCAAGTAACGTCTGCAAATACTCTGGCGGATTACAGTCTGTCTCACTTCTTTCCAATCTTTTTACCTCCAAAAGTTCGTTTCCAAATCATTATCTTCATCATCTTCAATTCCCGGATGTTCGATTACGCAGACGCTCATCCGCGGGGAAAACGTCACAAGTTCTCTGGCGACTCGCTCAACTTTCACCTCCCAATTTGTGAGAGCGGCGCCCTCAAGCTCTATCGGCTCCGTTGCCCAGTGCATCAACTCATGAACAATACTGATGTTTAGATCGAACACCAAGAAGTCAATGAATTTCTCAAAGTTTATGCCCCACTTCTTCCAACACTGCTTTGTCCAAATGTCTGTGATAATGTTGATTTCGTCCGTTTCTGGGTCATAAAGCGCCACGGCGGGGAAATCTTTGCTTAGGATAAATGAGATGTCTCTCTTCGTTAGGCGCACTGCTCTTGTGAGCTTACGGAATCTTAGCGGGCTATTACTGAAGAGTTCTCTTAAATCCCAAACGCCGCCATTACGTTGTATTCTCAAATTGGCGTGTTTTTCAATACTCTCCCAAGTGGCAGACTCATATCCCGCGCTTTCATTCTTGACTTTGAACCAATTCTCCGGGCGAAGTGCGAAAAGCTGATGCTTGCGATCTTCTGTGCTTCTATGAAGTATAAGGAGCCAGTAAATTCCACCAGCTTTCTCGATAACTCGCATTGCGCTTTCTTGATGCTCTTTAACATTCTTGAATGCGTATCGTTCTCTTACGCTTGACTTGCACTCAATGATGTAGAATTGCCCCTTATTGCAAGCCATGAAGTCGCCGACCTGCTTAAAGCAGAAGAGATTGGGATTAATTGCAACGTAAGTTTTGTAGTCCCATATACGCTGGAACCAAAAATTGCCGCTGTTTTGCTCTCTGATGGCGGTAAGGGCGTTTCTTGTCATTTGTTCAAAGAGTTTGCCCTGCGTGGACTTGCCCATTCCGCGACGCATTCTAACGAACATTATTAAGGTCATTTTTTCAACCTCTTCGGAATCTCATCATAGTAATAAAGAAACATCGCGTTTGCCGCGACGTGAAGCATGTGATTCAATGAGGATTCAAGATCATGAACTTCTCCGCGGTGATACGCAAGAAGATGTCTGTATAAGGCGGCGATTATTCTCCTCTTTTCAAGATCGCGTTTCCAATTCTCAAGCCCGTATTTCTGGGCGCCCATCGTTAAGACTCGCGCTAATCCCTCAATGAACTCGGGCACGATTAAGTCAACCATGATCTTGCCCTGATCAAACTTCTTTCCTTTCTCACTCTTCAACGTCTTTGTGATTCTTCGAAATCGAATTTCACTCTGTGCATTAATTGAGGGTCTCTCACCATACAGTAAATCTTCGAAAGTTATCACTGGCTTCTGAATTAACTCTGCGAAGCTCTTTTCCCAGTTGACGCCGATGGAGACGTTCTGAGGGTCATAAGCGAATATGTCACATCTTGCAATTATCGCAAGTTCCGCGAGTGCGATTTCTGGGTGCGTATAGCCCGGCGGAAAGTCGTATAACGCATCAAATACAAGATGTGGGATTATCAGAATTAGATCGTTAGTCTGCTCGTAGATTTTCTGAGAAAGCGCCTTCATCTCTTCTGTTCTTGTTATGGGCCCGTCGCTGTACGGATAACTGCAATACACTAAGAAGAATTTCTTCATTTTCATGCACCTAATAACTCGATTATTTTCTTTGTGACGAATTTTGTGCGGGCTGACTTACTCTTTCCTTTAACTTCAATGACGTTAGGATCATTGAGAAAAAGTCTCATAAAGTGGCTGTTGATCTCTTTTCTCTCTTCCTCACTGCACGTTCTATCAGCGTCAGAGACTAATGGGAGCGGGGTAAAGAGAAAGAACTTGGTGTATGGTGAGATTTTCTGCCACGCACGACAAATCTCTTGAATATATGTTAATACTTCACCCGCACGCCACAACTGCTTAACTGAAAGATTCTTGCGTTCTACGCCGTGTTCAAAGAAAGGAATCTCATCAAAGACGCTGCGATCTGTTATAACGTGTTCCCACTTGCGTTCAGCTTGATGCTCCGCTAAAATCTGCTGAAGCAAAATCCAGTTTGCCGTGTCAAATCTCCCATCTTTTAGTGGATAAGGACAGCTTCGCGCAACTTCTTGTATAAGTGTAAAGTTCGTAAGCCCGAGTTTCTTCAACGTCGCGCCTACGTGCCAAAGCGTTGTGGTCTTTCCAGAGCATTGTGCGCCTATGAATGCGATCTTCACTTTGAGACACCTCTTCTTGCGATGTATTTCTTCGCCGCGTCTCTGTTCCCGCTTAAGAGACTCTGCAGATTCTCAAGTAAGATGGCGATCGTGTGCCCGCAGACAGGGCAAGTAATTCCAAGATAGTTCTGCCCGTCTATCTCCAGAACTTCCGTATGCACCTCGATTGTCTTTATCTCCGACGTTTCCGTTTCAACGTGGCGAAAGAGAATGTATCCTCTTTTTGTCAAAATATTCTACCTCCTTTAAGTGCCCACAAGATCGTTTTGTGAATGTAACCGTGCGTAACCTTCAACGGTCGCACAAGAACGCTTGCAATGCGATCACGATAATACTCATAATCAATCTTGAAGGAACGATTCCAAAGTGCGCCGTAAGGCATGAAACCGTATTCTTTCGTCTTGAGATACTGAAATTCACTGCCCCAGAAGACGTTTAACCCTGCCTTTTTCGCTTTCTCAATGAGTTTGCCGTATTGATTATCCTCTGAGTAACGCTCAGGTTCCTTACTGAGCTTTATCGTCATCAAGAAGTCTTCAATGCTTGACTGTTTCTTGATTTCAGCGCCTAAGTTATTCAGTATGCCTATTATGTCGTCTTCTTTGAATATTCCCCATGTGATCTTCTCTAGAGCCCAGTCGCATATCTTCGGGAGATGTCTTCCTTTGAGCCCGCTTCCGTGAAACGTTAACTTCTGCCCGTTGCGTAGAATGTATCCTTTCTCATCGTAGAATATGCCCGCGTCATAAGTATTCGTTTCGAGTTCAATTGCGTCTCTTTCATAAATCTCTGGAATTATTGCGCGAATGAGTTCGGTTATCTCTTTTGCGTAATCTTCTCCGAGATAGTATATTCCGTCCGTATCTCGCTCTATCGGCGTCGCATGTTCTTTGAATAGAAAGTCCGTGGCGTGCGTTATTTCCCAGCGCCCTTCGCCCGTTATGTGAGCGGCGATCGGGAATGATCCGCAGCGAGCATATCCCATTCCGTTATAGCCCGGGATTGCGTTCATTATTACCTTTATTGCCCATTGCTGACTGTTGATGTCCGCCGCGTCTTCAACTTTCTTGACTTTTCGTTTTAGTTCTCTACGCTGTCTCGTAAAGTCTTTCAGAACTCGTTTTGAGACTCCCTCATGCTTTAAGTCCACTTTCACAGTGATAACGCCGAGATATTTGTCGTAAACGCTGATTTCATCTCCGTGAATTTCAACCCATTCCTTCATTCGTCCGTCGTGATTTATCTTCGTCCACAAAAGCGTTTCAGGGCTGTAATTGAAGCAGATCATATTGCCCGGATACATTGAGCGAAAGTCAACGTGCATTATTTTCTCATGCTTGCCCGGCGCGAAGAGATTAATGAGCGCTCCCTGATAACTGCTTTTACCTTCTTGATAAAACTCTGGGTAACGTTCTGAGTTATTCTTGTCCGCGACTATGTCAAGTTTTCTGAACTCGCGCATGTATATGTAATTTGAAACGTGGCTCGGGCTGCGATCAACTGCCATGTTGAAGGCGATGGCAAGCTGCTCCGTTAGTGGGATAAGGTTTCGTATGTATATTTTTGCGAGTTGATGAGTGGCGTGTGCGTCGCTTTGACAGTATGCGCGGAGCTGCTCCGGCGTTAAGTCTTTCATCGAGGCGCGGTCAACTTTTATGACGGGTATTCCGAACCACTGTGCAACGGTCTTAAGCTGGTGATTCTTTATTCCGAAAAGCGTTTGATCTTGTTCAACTTCCTTCCAGACGTCAAAATGAACTCTTCCCTCAAGCTCAATAATGCGGTCTTCCCCAATTTTCTTGCCCGTCTTGAATGTGCGAATCTTCACGAAGGGCGGGCTTCCGTCTCGCCCGACGCTTAATGGGATCCCATTCGCATCTGCGCGTTTAATGAGCCAATCCCAGTCTGCGAATGACCCGAAAAAGGTGTCAAGTAAGTCTGGGTTACGACGCTTAATGAGATCAGTAAACCAGCCGATTATCTCATATTCTGGCTCATCATGAACCGTCTTGCACTGTGCGAAATTTTCGCCTTCATAACTTATTGCGGTGATTCGATCTTTGAGAGCGTTCGGGAAGAATCCATGCGTGCTTTCCATTTCAAGATCGAAGGCATCATGAGAGAGAGCGCCGCTTGCTGTTTTAAAGCCTATGTCAACGGCAACTCTCTGGTCATAAGGCATCTCTGCCTCTATTGCGCTTGGCACTCTGAGATTTTTGAGCATCTTTGTATTCGGGAATGACACCTTAAAGAGCGGCGTTCGCTTCAGTGTGGAGAGCAAGATTTTTTCAAGAGCTTCATGTTCTCCGTAAGTGGGCTTATACGGGCAGAAGAAATACGGGTCAAAGGGGCGCTTGACGTCGCGCATCTCCCCGCCAACTTTCGTAAGCTGAAGATAAGTCTCATCATTATTCATTTGAGTCTTAACTTTCAACAGCATTTGAGAACTCTCCCAAACCTTTGTCTGACGCATTGACTTTCTGCGTTTTTTCCTTCTTTTTTTTAGTTTTCATTACAGCCTTTTTGGGCTTGAAAATGATATGCGCATCTTCAAGAACTTTCTCTCCTGTAAACGGGCTCATCAGGGGTATATCTCGCTCAACTTTCTGAACGCCTATCTTTCTGAGATTATTTTCAAACTGTGTTTTTAATTCAGAGAATGACAACTCCACATTTGCAAAATCCACAGTTTCCCGTATATCTAAACCCGGAGAGGCAAGATTTTCACGCCCCTCTTTTCTGAGAAAGATTAACCCCTTTATCTCAAACTCCTTAAAATATCCCTCCGCGGTCCCTGTTGCGAATCTCGCAGCTTCCGCTAACTCCTTAGTTGAAACTTCAGGTTTAGAAATGAAAAGATTCTTCAGAACATCCCACACGAAAAGTTGTCTCTCCGTGAGTCCAATAATTTGAGTAAAGATCGCTTCATCACCGATTTGCCAAACATACCAAAAGACGTTCGGCGTTGCGATTATACACTCGTCACTTCCATCATGATATTTAGGTAACTTCTTTGCAAAGACTCTGCTGATGCACGCAATAATATTTAGAAGTTTGAGCGTATGTCTTCTTATTGACGTATCAAACGTTGGTAAGAGCTTCTTAAGTGCGTGTGCATAAGGAATAATGATCGGTGCTGTCGTAAGCTCTTTATCAAGTTTTTCAAAGAGACAACGAAGAATTTTCTTCTCATGCTGAACATTCACTCGCTTACTTGGCGGCTTTGTGGCTTCTTCAAGCTGAAAGTCTCTGACTCGCACATTTTGCTCAACTGACTCATCCACGACCAAGTTGAAGATTCTGTTTTCAAGTTCTGGGGGCGGAGCAATCTCCGTTGTGGTCATAATGAAGTTGCCGACTTTTACTCGCTTTTCGTCAAGAACCATCTTCCCGCTTTCTGGGTCTCGATGCGGGTATAAGGTGACGATTTCCCCCTCGCTTATGCCGACCTTCATATCATACTCTGTCGTGGATTCTTGAGAGGGGCTTTCCATACCGCGGCGTTCTGCAAGATAGACGGTGCGATATTCATCGCCTAAATATCTGAATGCCTTATCCGTCGCTCCTGTGATCTTCTTAATCCACTTTTTCGGAAAACAGAGCATAACGCAGTCAACGAGATGGTTCTTTCCTCCGGCACTCTTGCCGCTCACCTCCATGCTTAACTTCGCGAGTTCCAAGATCGGTATGAGAATCTTGTTTTTATCTTCCTGCACTACGTCTTGATTTGCTCTGAAGACGTAATGCAGAATCTGCTCAGGATTTGCAAGTAAATGCTCAACTTCCTTCTGTTCCTCTTCTGTGAAAATCTCTGTTTCTTCAAAATCAAAATGATAAGGCGTCTGATCTTTGAAAGCAGATCGCACCTTAACTTGTAAGACTTTGTGCTCAAGCGACGGTTTGTTTCGCTTGTTCCAGTCTTCTAAAAGCGTTAGAGTTTCTTCTTCATTTTTGCCCTGCGTTCGATAATATGTCGCGACTCTGATCGCGGCGCAATCACGATTTCCTTCTTCAACGCCTTGAAGAAGCTCAGAGATATTCACCTTCTTGAAGTCATCATATTTAACGCCGAACTTCTCAAAGAGAATCTGTTTGATATCAAGCTCTAAATCACCCTCCCAGACTTTAGGAGGCACCTTTGAAAGAAAGGCGTAAGGTTTCTTTGTATCTGGGTGAATGCTCATCGGAGCGATGCCCTGAACTCCCTCGCTCTGAATGTCAAACTGAATCTTGCCCTCATGTCTTCGGAAGGTGTGAATAGGCATTAGAGTTCTGAGATAAATATGCCACTTGCCGCTGCCCGTTCTTACGGTTGTTGTGTCGCCAAGAAATCTCTTGAATGCTTCAAACGTTTCTTTGCTGTCACAATCAATTATTACGAGATTTTCGCTTGCCTTTCCGCAGATAAAGCCGATATTGCCCTGTTCTGAAATGAACCACTTTTCCCAGTCAGCTTGACTTGCTTCATAGACTTCTGGCGAGTTCCACTGAAGGTCAATGGGGTCTTTGCCGACTGTGCGGACGATCTTTATACCGTTTGCTTTAGCCCACTCGATCGTTTCAAGTCTTGTGTTCTTAATGTGATCTTGTTCAGGTGGCGCTCTCTTTCGCAACGTTTAACCACTCCTTATCGAAAACTAAGTATATCTTGGGCTGCGTCATGACCCCGGCGGTTCGTATCATGTGGATTATCGTGTCTCTGGGAGCGTTCGCGATAGCGTTCTTGTAATCAACGTTGCTTGCAAAACGTTCTGCGGAGACGACTTTGCGGAAGATGAGATGTGTTGCAAGCATTATGAGGACTTTTCTTATCTGCTCAAAGGTGTCCGGGTGTTCGTTCAGAAAGCGTGTTATGTATCCTTCACTACTCATGTATCGAACGTCAAAGCCCAAACTTTTCACAAAGGCGTTGAACTTCGCAATAGGCTCCTCTAACGCTTTCTCTTCAATTTTTCGCATCCCCGCCTTCTCAAAGAACGGGTTATACTTCGCCATGACTGCAACGGTTTCAGTGTAACGGGTCGGCGCTTGCGGCAAAGATTCTCGCACGATCTTCTGTCCAAGCCCGATTGTGCGATATTTCGGGTGCACGACGACGCGGCTGATTATCGTGAGAATTTGGTTAAGTTCCGCCACCTTTATGGGTCTGTTAAAGAATCTCTTTCTCCCGAAGACTGCAAGAGGCGGGCATGAGTAAACAATGACTCCGCAAAGTTCCCGTTCTGAGCGCTCATTTTGTCTTATGAGGTTAAAGATCGCTTTTGGCGGAGGGGCATAGTGAGAACGATAATGAAAAGGCGCCAAGATTTTCCAATCAGCATACGTGCCCTTTTCTAAGTGCATCTCTGAGATTAAGCTGCACTCTTTCGCTGCGACGTTCGTGTTATATGTGATCTTGATTTCCTGTCCGTAACGCTTGTCAATGCGCACGCTGGGGTTAAGATCAGCGTTCAAATCTAAGTTGCACGTGGCGACAAGAACCGTTATGCCTAACTGTCTCGCGATCTTCTGAACGTTGAAGCTCACGATCTTCGCCGTGTCCCTGTCAAGCGTGCTGCAGAACTCATCACAGACCCAGACTTTCTTCTTGCTCTCGATCAATTTCGCGAGTCTGTAACGGTATTTTTGCCCGTCGCTAAGTTCTGGGAACTTGCGTAGAAAGAGAAACGCATCATTTAGGCCTACGGCGCTCAAAATGCGCAGAGCTTCATCAATTGTGGCTTCAACACTGTCCACGAGCGGCTTGTTTATGTCAATTTCAAGTTCATTTATATCCGCGACGTCATTGATGAAGGTCTTTTTGAACTCTCTCAGAATTGAGCTTTTCCCGCTGCCGCTATCTCCGGTGATATAGACAACGTCGCCCTCGTTTACGTCAATGTCTGTGTCGCAGATTATGAATTGCTTTTCGCCGTCAATACCGAGACCAAAAGCCTCAGCGGTTGCGATCGTTCTCTCCGTAAGCTCTACGGCGGTCTTGTAGATTATTGAGACATGATACTTACGCAGTCGCTTGACTGCACGAAACCTCAAAATCTTCATCTTTTCCATTCCCTTCTAAATAATGTTTTTCAGCGTGATGATTCGGGCAAAAGAGTCGTGTATCTTTGGGAACTTTGCCCGTTCGATGAAACTCATAAACCGTCAAAATGCGGGCTCGCTTATACCCGCGAACTTCTTTCTCATGATGAATCTCAAGAAGATACGGAATTTCATTCCAACCGCACTCCGTCCCGTCTTTGCGGACCCATTGACAGCGCCCGCCCATTGCCATTATCAGACGCATGCGGATTTGCTTCCACCAAGTCTTTCTTGAGATTAATATCAACAATCTTCATCTCTCTCTGGTGGTTCGGGCTGATACCAATCATTAACGGTTTCGCGAGCGTCATCAAATCCCTCAGAACGTGCTTGATCAAGAAGTTGCTCAAACTCACTCCATGTAAAAATTCCTCTTATGAGATTCTCAAGGAATTTCTGCGCAGCCGTCTTGAGAACGTTGCTCCAATCTTTCTTGTGTTCAAACATGTTCACGCAAACCTCTTAATGCCGTCTTTTAACCTCTGCACAATGCGCTTCAGAACTTTGATCTCTCTCGCTTGATGCGGTACTTTCCATTTATTGAGAGACCATTTGAGTATGCATAAGTTAGCGTTAGAATGAATGAGTGTGTTAATCCGTTTCTCCAACTCCATGATTATTACGTTTACTTCTGATTTATCTAACTCAGACATCCGCATTCTCCTCAAGTTTCTTCTGTTCATACGGGTCCATAAAGCGTCGTTCAAACTCTCGCGCTACGGAACGGCAGATTTTCTCAACGTCTCCGCGTTCATACCAGCCCGCGTTAACGTCTGCGAAAAAGAACTTCACAATTCTGAAAAATGAGTACGTAATCATCTTTGAAAGTTTCTTGTAATCAAGATCAATCCAAGTTCTATCCTTCTGTTCTCTGCAGAGCGCCTCAATGAGCGCCGTAATCTCTTCATCAACCTTCACTCGCAAATCTTCCGTGATATATGGCACATCTGATCATAAGATCACGAAGCGCGGTCTATATTTATGAGTTAATTAAAATGTTAAAAACGAAAAAAGCAAAAAAGGAGAAAAGCAAAAAAGCAAAAATCACGAAAAGAAGAAAAGCAAAAAAGCAAAAAAGAGGAAATGTGGAAATTAAGAAGGCGGCTCCGCGGCGATCTCAATTATGATCTTGCCGCTCGGCAACGCCGTGACAACGCGCCACCCGCTTGCAAGATTCTCCGCAAGTTCGCTTTCGCTTACGATCTTCTGCACGTTAGGCTCCTCCGCGTCGCGTTCCGTCTTCTCCTCAGATTCATCGACTTTCTCTTTCTTACGCATCATTGTAACCCCGAATTTTCTCATGAGGTCTTTCTGATCGTCGCTCATCGTGCCCATTATGCCCTCGATCGCTTTTACTCGTTCCTCAACTGTGCCGCCGGATAAGTCGATGTTTTTATATGCTTCTTTGTAGAGTTTAAGTTGCTCAGGTGTTGGTGGGAGAATATATCTTGACTCTATGTCACGACTTTTCTTGCCGCGGACTGCGTGCCCCATCCAATACTTGAGCACTATTGGGTGCCTGACGGTTAACGCCATATACGTCTCAAAGAATTTTCTGAGTCTGTGAGAGCTGAAGTTTATCCCCGAGCGCTTGTGTATTCGATAAAGATGCGTGGAAAGCGCATGTATGGTCATTCGTGTATATGGTCTTTCATCAATAATGAATATCGGCGAATCTTTCGTGATCTTTTCTCCGCGACTTTCACGAAGAGTGAAGAACGCTCTCAGATCTCTTACGGCGTTAGGGCCCAGGAACGTCTCATACTCAACTTTTTCCTTTCCTCTGTAAACGTTGAGGTGTATCCACTGCTCTCCTTTCTCAAAATCCTCCAAATCGCCGACGTTTACGATTATTGCGTCAGCCTTACTCATGCCGCTGTCTTTGAAGAATGAGATATATGCTCTCTCAGGAACGTTGCATAGTCCGTAGATTTTCTTAAGTTCGTCAACTGTGTTGCCGGGAATCGTGCGACTGTATGACTCCGGCGTCTCCGCCTGTAATCTTAGGCTTCTTGGAACGTTTGTGTTAATGAGCGCTTTTGCGCCTGCGTGGTATAATGCGACGCTGGCGGAGGCAAAGTTTTTCTTTTTCTCAAGGAAGATCGCGAAATCGTCAAAGATTCGCTCCCACTTATCGAAGGCGTCATAAGCGTTCGCTTTGACGTCTGCAACGTATTCCTCCACAATCTCTGTGGGATTCTTGCCCAAGTGTTCGCAGAAGAATTCTATGCCCGTTGCGTAACGGACTTTCGTGCTGATGGACTTCGCAACTTTATCAAACATGTGTTGCGCAACGGCATGTTTTTCGCAGAACTCGACCACTCTGCGTTCACAGGGAGACAACTTACGCTCCGGCGTTGTTACTTTCTCCATACGTTATCACCTCCTTTGAGAAGTTTCTCTAATCTTTTATGAAATTTTAGAAATCCCGGCTTGAAAAGGAACGCGAATGGAAAACTTACGCCTATCCCTTGAAAGTCGCCAGTCTTTTCATTTATATTTTCGTGAAAGCTCAAGTTTGCAATGTCATATCTTCGAACACCGAAGCCAAAATCGCAGAGATAAAGAGTTGGTGCGCTCTTACTGTTTCGCATCTTACTTATCTCCAAGCTTAGATTCCCAAATGTCCCTTGCTTCGTTGACGGTTAATTCCTTATTCTTGACTTGTCGTCTAAGCCGTTCCAACTCCGCTAACTGCTCTTTCGTCATTTTCGGACCGATGTTGAAGCCTAAGAGTCGCATCTAAAGCTCTCCTCTCTCACTTGTATATTTGGTATATCGAGTATAAGGAATGTTCTCATGCGTAGATGCCAACTTTATACCCCGTTAACATTAGTTTTGCTTTTTGTATGTCAGAAATCTTTTTAACTCCGATCACAGCGCCGTTCTTATGTATTAGGCTCCAGATGGAGTTCCCGCAATGGTTTAGTCTCTCGCAGAGTTCTCGCCAGTCCTGCGTTGTCGGCATCTCTATTTCTTGCTTCGCGCTCTTTTTCTGCCCGTTTCTTAAATTCTTCATTTTTTCTTTCCTCCCTGCGCGATTGGAGCTCTTTCTGAGCTTCTCAAATCGCACGATTTAAGACTAGGCAGTGCGCGATTTAAACTCTAGGCCTAAGACCACATATATGAATTCAGAATTCATATTAGAAAGTCATAACCATTTAATATATTATGGGCCAAACCATGGAACAAGATTGGAAGACAAACATGGTGTGTAAAAATGATGAAGAAAACCTCAGTGAAGAGAGAGAT